AGACGCTGGCGGTGCGGGAATTGATTTTATTTATGGTTTAGGCGATAATGGGTCGGAGATACAATCTATCCGATTTGATGCTGACCGCTGGTCGGTGAGTGAGGCGCAAGATTGGCTGCGCGAAAATGATTTTGAGCCTATCAAGTTTGAACCGGCTGCAAGGGGTGATGAAATGGACGAACAGAGACATATTGTTGATGTGACTGAAGATGATGAGAATGTGACTGTCGTCTTTGCAAAGCATCATGAAGAAGAAGCCCCGGCCGAAGAAGCCGCTGAAGAAATGGCCGCAGAAGAAGCCCGCCCTTATCACGATGATGATGAGGAGCGTTTTGACCGAAGCGAGATGGTGCAGCGGGCAATTCATCTTGATGGCAAGGCTATTGATGAAGAAAAGCGGGTCGTCAGGGTCGGCGTTTCATCTGAGGAACCTGTCAAGCGTGAGTTTGGGATGGAAGTGATTGACCACAGCGCAGAGAACATGAGGCTGGATTTTCTTAATTCTGGCCGCGCCCCTTTGCTGCTGGATCACGATATGGAACGCCAAATCGGCGTAGTCGAATCTGTCGAACTAGATGAGGATGCGCGTAGGTTTCGTGCATCTGTGCGTTTTGGAAGAAGCGCACTAGCCTCTGAGGTGTTCGGCGATGTGACGGATGGTATCCGTCAAAACATCTCTGTCGGCTATCGCATTGATGGTCGGATAGAGCGTGAAGGCGACCCGGAAGATTATTACCGGGTGGCAACAACACCAATGGAAATTTCTATCGTGTCAATACCTGCGGACCAGTCAAATCTTGTAGGCGTTGGTCGGTCGAGTTCCGAACCATTAAACGCAACTGTCAAGACAGAAGGAGATAATACTATGTCTGACATCGATCTTGATGCGGTTCGGCAGGAAGCTGCCAAAGCCGCAACCAAAAACGCAAAAGAGATTATGTCTCTGGCGCGTAAGCACAACAAGGCCGATCTGGGCGAAGATGCAATCCGCAATGGCCTGTCTCTGGACGAGTTCCGGGGCGTATTGCTGGATGCTATCGGTGACGCACCGATTGACACCCCGGCTCATGTTGTAGACGCACCTGTGAAAGAGCAGCGTTCCTACTCTCTGGGCCGTATGGTTCAGGCGCAGCTGGATCATGATTGGTCAAAGGCTGGTTTCGAGCGTGAAATTCACGATGAAATCACCCGCCGCACTGGCAAGCATTCTGATGGCATCTATGTGCCTGATTTCGCTTTCCGCGCTGGCCCGCTGTCAACTGGCGCAACAGGCGCAGTGGGGACTGAGAATGTCACTGATAACTTTGTGCCGACTGTGCATCGCGGTGATATGTTCATCGAGGCACTGCGGGCAAAGCAGGTGATGGCCAATCTGGGCGTGACCTTTATGGGCGGCCTGACTAATCGGATCAAGATGCCTAAGTTCTCTGCTGGCGCGAATGCTGGCTTTGTAGAAGAACTGGGCGATGTGACCGACCAGTCTCAGACTGATGCCGCAGTAACGCTGACCCCTAAGACGATGGGTGCATATGTTGATATGTCCCGGCTGCTCATCAAAGAGAGCATTCCGGCAATCGACCAAATCGTTCAGGACGATCTGCTGCGTTCAATCTCTGACCGCATTGAGTATTATGCGATCAACGGGGCTGGCTCATCTGGTGAGCCGCAGGGTCTGGTAAGCAACGCCAGCATCGGTAATGTGGATATTTCCGCAGACACCTCTGTTGCTGCTCTGACTTGGGCCGACATTGTGGCTCTGGTGAAGACTGTTGAGAACGCAAACGGCGTGGTCAATGGTCAGACACTAGGCTGGCTGTCCAGCCCGGGTGTTAAGGCACAGCTGGCAAGCATCGAGCGTGTATCCGGCACTGACAGCGTGTTCCTGATGAACGACCCTTGGGACAACCTGTATGGTTACAAGGCTGAGTTCACCAGCAATGTTCTGTCTACCTACAATCCGGGCGATGCTGGCAATGACGCATCTGCACTGATTTTCGGTGATTTCTCTCAGCTGATTGTTGGCCTGTTCGGTGCGCCTTCAATCCTTGTTGATGAGACCACTGGCGGTCTGGCTGGCACAGTTCGGCTGATAGTGCATCAGGATTTGGACATCGCTGTTCGCAACGATGCTTCATTCGCTAAGACCGATGAGGTCTCAGTGGCATAACTGATTAGTGGGGGCGGCCCCTGAAAGGTCGCCCCTGCTTTCCACCTTTTGAGGGCATGATATGAAAATCAAAATCGTTAAAAAATGCTTTGTGGATGGCAATAATGCTTTTGCCGGTGATGAAATTGAGGTCAATGACCGCATCGCAGACAAGCTGATTAAGCGCGGTTATGCTGAAAAGGCGAAGGCCGCAAAGAAGAAAAAAGGTTTTAATCTGTCAAATCGCAAGGTTGATGAGACAGAGATTGAGGTTCCAGAGGCTGAGTAATGGCTGTTGAAAGCGCAGACGACCGGGCCGTATTTGTGGCTATTGATGACTTTGGCTCTGCGGCAACTTACACGCCTACCGGGGGAGTGGCATCGACTGTCAACGGCATTTTTGACAATGACTTTATCGAGGTCGATGCTGGCGGCGGGGTCGGGGTTGCATTGCAGCAGCCCCGGTTTCATTGCCGGACTGCCGATGTTTCGACCGCCGCAGAGGGCGATGCGATTGTGATTGGCGGCGTGAGCTACACAATTCGGATCGTTCAGGATGATGGGACGGGGATGACTATGCTGGTGTTGGAACTTGACTGATGGCTCATGTTCGCAAGCAAATCAGGGACGCGATTGTGACCGCAGTCACCGGGTTGACCACCACCGGCACAAATGTTTTCCGCAGCCGGGTTTATCCGCTGGAAAGCAGCAAACTGCCGGGGCTTTGTGTCTATACGCGCAGCGAGGCCGTTGAGTTTGATACACTGACCATCAGCCGGTCTATCATGCGGCGGTTGGATGTAATGGTTGAGGCGTATGTGAAGGGGGTTATCAATTATGATAACCAGCTGGACACAATCGCTGTTGAGGTTGAGGAAGCACTGGCTTCCGATGTTACGCTGGGCGGCTTGTCAAAGGATTTGCAAGTCACCGCGTTTGAAGCTGATTTCGCTGGCGATGGTGAGCAAACTGTCGGTATCGGTCGCTTCACTGTCGAAGTGGTTTATAGAACCGCAGAAAATGATGTCGAAACTGCCGCTTAGGAGATTATAAGATGGCTACACATACTGGGTCTGAAGGGACTGTAAAAACTGGGACTGTCGGCAGTGATGATGCGATTGCCGAAATCCGCACTTTCTCAATCGAGGCAACTGCCGATACGATTGAAACATCAACAATGGGCGATGCTGATCGCACCTATTCCACCGGCCTGAAAACCTTTACTGGCTCTGTCGATTGCTTCTGGGATGAGACAGATACCAGCGGTCAGGGGGCTTTTGAGGTTGGTTCAGAGGTCACTGTCACTTTTTACCCTGAAGGCGCGACAACCGGGGATACCTATTACTCCGGCAGCGCGATCATTACTGGCCGCACTGTGAACTCGTCTTTTGACGGGATGGTCGAGGCCAGCTTCAGCTTGCAAGGGACTGGTGCGTTGACCACCGGCACTGCTGCCTAATGAGCCTAGCTGCACAAATCGCTGAGAAGCGTAAAGAGAACCGGCGCGTCATTAGCATCTCTGAGTGGGGTGACGATGATGCGCCGATGCAGCTTTATTCCGGGCCGATAACTGCCGGGGATATAAATAAGCTGCAACGAAAGCACAAGGATTTTCTGGCCAACCAGACGATTGATGCGATGGTTGATCTGATAATCCTGAAGGCTGAGACAAAGGACGGTGAAAAGGCTTTCACTCTTGAGGACAAGCCGACCCTGATGCGAGAGCCTTTGAACACTATTAGCACCCTAGCGGCGCAAATGTTCGGCGATGTCGAGAGCATTGAGGAACATGAAAAAAACTAAAGAGCGATCCGTTTCGGCTCAATGTTTTGGCCTTAGCGGATCGGTTGCACAAGACACAGGCAGAGATAGAGGATTTATCGCTGTCTGAAATGAATGAATGGCTCGCGTATTTTAAGGTGGTAGAAGATGGCAGATCAAAATCTTAATATCCGCATTGCAGCCATTGACAGAACTCAGCGGGCCTTTGCTTCAATCAAGAAGGGTCTGGGCAGTGTCACCCGCGCACTGTTCAGCTTCCGCACTGCTATTTTGGGTGCGGTCGGGGTCGGTGGTCTGGGTCTGCTGGTTAAGTCCAGCCTTGATGGCATCGACAAGATTTCAAAGCTGTCCCGCACATTGGGCATCAGCGTTCAAGATTTGCGAAAATTAGAGCTTGCGGCAGACTTGTCTGGCATCCAGCTGGACACGCTGGCGCGAGGTGTGCGAACTCTCAACAAGGGGATGGTTGACTTTGTTGAGGAAGGAACCGGCGAAGCAAAGGACGCTTTTGAGCGTCTGGGCGTGAGTGCTGATGATTTGCGCGGCGTGATGGGCGACCAGTTCAAGGTTCTGGAGCTTGTGGCTGATAGGCTGCAAACTGTTGAGAACAGCGCACTGCGGTCGTCTATCGCACAAGAACTCTTTGGGGGCCGGGCATCTGAACTGCTGCTGGTTCTTGAAGAAGGCGCAGAAGGTCTGGCGAGGATTTCTCAAGAGGCGCAGGACTTTGGTCTGGTTCTGTCAACTGCCACCGCCCGGAATGTTGAGGAAGCAAATGACGCTTTCACCCGCCTAGGCTCTTTGTTTAAGGGTCTGCGCGATACGCTGGTTGGCGCACTGGCCCCTGCTTTTCAATTCATTGCTGATACAATCAGGAAAAAGGTTCTGGTCGCAATTCAAGAAGCGGGCGGGGTTGAAAAATTCGGCAAAACTCTGGCAATCAGCATTATAACTATTTTTAAAAAAGCGTTTCAGGCGATTGTTAATTTTTCAAACTCTGTCGGTCGGCAATTCAACAGGCTGCTTGATTTTGTCAGAGAGGTTGCTGATGCAATAAATATTGATCTTGATCCGGCTCTGAAAAAGCTGGAATTTGTCCCGTTCAGGAATATAACTACTATTTTCGATGACCTTATTAAAAGCGTAGATAGCACAACAAACAGTGTTATGAAAATGGGTTCTGCCGGGAGTGAATCGGGCGAGGATGTTGATGAGGCGATGAAAAAAGTCTTGATGACTATGAAGGATGTCAGATTTCGCGGCATCAATTCGCTTGAGGACGCTCTTGTTGGTGTGGCTACCCGGACGACCACTGTGACAGATGCTTTCAGGTCGATGGCACGATCAATCATAGCCGATTTGGCGCGGATTGCTATTCAGCAACAAATCACTGGCCCGCTGGCGCAGCTGATGGGCTTCACAGTTCCCGGTCTGTCCGGCAAGGCAGCTGGCAAAGCAATCTGCGGGCCTGTCCAGCGAGGTCAGCCCTATTTGGTTGGCGAGAGGGGGCCGGAGATGTTTGTCCCTGCCCGCAGCGGTTCTATAATTCCAAACGGCGACAT